TGCTCTTGTTCCTCTTCTTTGTAATCCACCTCAGACTCTTCTTGCTTAACATTATCGTCTTCTAGTGCATTGTAGATGTTAGTAATAATTGTATCTGGCACAATGTCCATAACTGCATCAGAATAACCTGGGCATGATGGATTGTCGAGTGGCGATGTACAACCTTCTTCGTATCTGTAAGTGTAAACAACTTGTGCGTCTGTAACTGTTCCAGTACCATCAACCTCTATACTACCATCTCCCCATAGTTCTCTGGGTATATATTCAAAACCGATTGCTTTACGAATTGCAACACCACCAGGTTTGCCAGACCAGTCATCTGTCTCTCTGAATGTGTAACCACCATTAGGATTAGCATTAGACACATAGACTTTCATAGGGTCTTCTGTATTCTTTATCGGTGTGTAGGTGTAGAACACCCCATTAACTTTTAGATTGTAATAGTCTGGTAGGACATTATTCATATCCCAAGTATATGTAGTGCCGACTGCATTATTGGTAGAACCAAAGTAGTAATTAGAGTAAGAGTAACCACCCCAACATGCCAATGCCACTATAAGTAACTGCTTCTTCAGCAGTAATATCTTTTGCTTGTTCAATCTCATAAGGTTTTTCCTCATGACTTTCCCATCCTAATCTTGCTTCATCACCAATCAATCCGTTGTATGGACATGGTGTACCTGCCATCATCATAGCATCAAAGACTTGTTTGTCTTGACACATCAAACTAACTGACGCTACTTTCATACCGCTATCATATAAGAACTTAGCATTCTTAAGTCGTAGACAATTCTCTTCTGTAAATGTTGTGCCTGCTGAAATACCTAGTATCTGTGTTTGTACTGCACCTGCAACTCCTACTGTGCATAAATCGTTACCATTACCAGAACTAAATTGTGGTGATATTGCAGAGGGAGGTGGTTGTTTGACTGTGGTAGTCATGTTGCCATTGGTCGTGACAGTTTGTGTTGTAGTGGATATTGTTTCTATAGGTTCAGCATGTACTAACCAAGGTAGCAATACTAATAATAGATAGCGTTTCATCTAAGCATAGATACTAATGCAACAATTATTGAAACAATACCTGCACCACCAGTATAAATTAGTTGAGTAAATTTTCTATCAATGTGAGAGTTTACATCTGTTAAAGCAATATCAATGCCTTTTAGTCGACCATCAATACCAGTAAACTTTTCATCAATACGAGTCTCAATGCGTATAATATTTTTTTCAAGTAAATCTACTCTTTCTGTTAGGGTTTGTTTTGTCATAATTATCTTTTTGCTAGTTGAGCACCAAAGTAAAATTCAATAATAAGTGATGCCCATTCAAATACTTCTGCGTATTTAACTAATCCACCAACTTCAATAAATGTAGTTGTTTCACCACCAAAGAAACCTAAAAAACCTTCTGACTTTTCAATAACCGGAATAGTTGTTTTGATGTCCATCAATGGTGGTGCTATCTGTGTGAAGATAATTAGACCTAAAATAGTAAGAATAATAATCCTACGATTCATTGCCGCCATAGGTGACTCTTTGTTTGCTTGTTCTCTTGCTTTATCTATTTCAACAGACCTTGCAGTCAATGCTTCAAGTTGCATCTTCTGTGCATCTTGTTTTGCTTGTTGATTCATAGCAAATAGTTTCATTAAGAAACCACTTAGAATCGGTAAAACATTTGTCAATAATGTCATCATTTGAATAACCTCTTAAACCAGTTCTTTACAGCGTTAGACTTAGTCTTTTTGACATATCTACCTTTTTTATCTCTTAGTCCGTTTTTCCAACCCATATCTCCCCCGTATGGTTTATTCAAATTAAGGTGTTTCTTCTTCTGCTTCTGCTTCTGCGTCTGCTAGTGCTTGTTCATAGTCATCTTGTGCTGTTTGCCAAGCATCTATACATACTTGAAAATCAGATTCTGCTGATAATGTACCTTCACCAGTATTGTAATCATAGTTTGTGCCATCACATAGTTCAGTAACACCACTTGTGCCATCCCAATGGAATGCCCTTACTGTAGTGTCATAACTACTAATATCTAAATTATCCCAACAAGCACCATCTTTACAAACTTGTGCATTGTTTGATGCTGTTCTGTTCATATTATAGTTTGCCATTTTTTGCTCCTTTAATAACTGTCGCCTTCATCACTATACCACCATCCAGTAGCGATATATTTATCTTTAGTATATACTGGATTTCCTCTGTGTGTGTGCATCCAACTTGCAGGAAATATACATACATCACCTTTTTTAGGTTGTACTCTTACTCCGTACTCTAAAAACTCTGTTTCACCTTCGCCATCTGGTATATCGTTAAGGTATATAGTCCAAGTTAGTTGTCGCATCATATCTTTTAAACCTCTTTGTTCACAATGCCATATATGAAAACCACCCTTTGGTTTTGTTTTTTGAACTTTTACATGTGTAGAAACTAAATTGTGGTTTCCTAAAGAAGGGTGTTCATCTATATATAATTGTAAACACTCATTTAATACTTCATAAGTTGCTTGTGCCATTTCTGGGTTTTCTCTTTCAAAAAAATAAGCACTATCTTTTCTATTAACCGAATTACCATTAGATTCTTCGCCTTTCATTTCACCTTTAACAGAGGATGAATTGTTGTGTATATATTCCCAAGCATCAATCATATTCTGACAATACTGGTCTGTAGCAACACCTTTATAGACTGATATAAAATTAGGATTTTCCATTCATTCTCTCTCCATTAATGAATTTAATATTGCTATTAGATTGTTTTGCTGTTTCTAACAAAATTTCAACTGAGTTCTGTTGTGCCTTGACCATTTCATTTCTAAATGATTCGACAGCACTACCAGTTTCATTTTGTAATTTAGAGTTCTCTAAAAGTATTACTGGCAACCACGCCATAGAGCAACCATAATCATCCAAAGGTTCGCCAGTCTGAGGATTTTCTCCTTTCATTTGCATAAACCAAGCACATTCAAATTGTTTACACTTTTTAAATCCGTTTAATGGACAATTAGGTTGAACTTCTATTTTCATCCGAGTCGTTTAAATTGTATTGAGTAAAAACTTGTAATGAATTGCGTACACCTTTATGAACAGTATTCACTTGGTGGTTATTTTCGCCTTTTAACATTACAAGTCTATTCCATTTTGGTTCTATCAATATGTTTTGACCATCCCCATTTTCTACTGTTAACTCGCCACCTTCACATTCATTAAAATAAAGACTTATGGCAAGAGAATACCCACCATCATTGTGTCTATCTAATTTGCCACCTTTTTTTAATTTATGAAGTCTAGGTCTAAATAAAACTCTTTTTTCTTTATCTATTGGCAATACATTTAATCTGTCAATTTCGGTTTCAACTTGTTTTGATATATCTTTATCTAGTTCTTTAAAAGAATAATTACTGTTTTTTGTATCTAAAACATCACCTACCTCGATACCTCCTGACTTGTTAAAACCTTTTGTTTGACTAATTTTATTTAATTTTTTTAATAAATTTTCATCAAACTCGTCATCAACGACCAATACCTTATCCCAATAAATGTATCTCATTCACTAATCTTTAGTAGCAATAATTGTATCTACATATTGAACTGCTAAATCTTTTGCAGTACCACTAAATGTTGATGAGTTTACAGATAAAGAACCACTTAAGTTGTGATTGTGGTTATGCGAACCACCACCACCAGTACTTTCAGTATTAACATATTTCCATGATTGTAATGCTCCTCCCAAAATTTCTTGTTGCGGATTATTTGGTCCGGTTCTTTTCATTTGATGAGAGTGACTTGGTATCTGATTAGTTGAAAGTGTTGTGCTTCCAATATTACCACTCATACTCACACTACCACTTACTGATACATTACCTGCAGGAGTGTATGATGCAAATGCTGTTGTAAATGCTGAGTTACCACCAGTTCCTACTGTACCACTTACAATTCTTATTGCTTTGTTATTATGTGCTGTTGATTTAGTCCAACCAGTTGGTGCTGATGTTTGTTGGAAAAACATAACTGTTCCACTAGCAAATGCTTCAATGCCAGTTAGATTTGCACCACTTCCACTAAAAGAAGTTGCTGTTACAGTACCAGTCATATTGATAGTTCCAGTACCTTGAATAGTGTTAGAGTTTAAATCTAAATTACCACCTAGTTGTGGTGTTGTGTCATTAACTAAATCTGTGTTTACCGATGCAATGGCATCAGCATTAGTTTTCATTTGTGAATCAATTGTATCTAAGTTAGCGTTTAACTTAGTTCCCCATGTATCCGCAGACGCTCCAACTTCGGGTTTTGTCAGCGAATAGTTAGTAGTTGTAGTATCTGCCATTATTTATTCCTTTTCTTATAACCTGAAGAGTATATTGCTCTTCCTTGTTTTTCTGCTTGTGCCTTAGTTTTGTAAACCTTGCCAGTCTTACCCCACTTATATCCACCCTTAACTTTGTGGACTGGCATCAGAACTTACCTTTCCAAACTCTTAGTTTATCAAAATCTCCACTAAGCATCATTTTCTTAACGACCTCTTTCCTTGCTTCGACATCGCTCCAAT